TGGGTGGTCGAATGTTCGCCATTCATCGTGGCGTCCATTGGGCCCGTCCATCGTGCGCGTCCGTCCCCCAAAGCGAAGGCGCGGATGGAGCCGTTCCAATTCGGCATCGGTCATCCCGACTCGGACCTTATCGACGGCGTCGCGCCACGCCGCATCGCTGGCCCTGGCTTCCTCCACGGCGCGGTCTATGCCTTCAGCGCGCTGCTTTTCCTGCGTTTGGCGAAGGCGGTCTAGCGACAATTTTTCTGCGGCTTCGAGTTTGGCTTTCGCGGCGGCCTGCTCTTGCTTGCGTGTTGCAGCCTCCCGCGCGGAATCGGGGCCAATCTGGGCGCTCTCAACGCCCCGGGGACACGGCGTGTCCTGGAATGTCACTCTGCCGTCGACCGTACACTTGTAGACCGCGGAGGCGTGCGACGCGACGCTAAGCAACGTGAGGAAAGCCGGTGGGATAAGAGCCCGCTTCACTGCGTGCTGCGGCGCTTACTGTAGCGATTGGCGGTGCTCGGCCGTCCGAACGCTTCGAGCAGCTCGGACGCGCGGCCCTTCGGGGTCGGCGGCCACTTACCTTTGCCGCGGCGCGCAAGACGCCTCACGGCCGCCTCAATAGGTCATGCGTCGCCTTGACGTGCGGCTTGGAGCACGGCGGCGCAGCGACGCAGCCGCCGTTGTCCACCGAGTCGGCCCACAGCCAAGCAATGAAGATCGAAAGTACGAACAGGCGCGAGAGCTTCTTGGCCTTCTGTTTCAGGTCACACGTGCGGCAAGGTTCGTCCTGGCCTTCAGCCTCTGCGCCGCTCTTTCGCGGCACTTTTTGCCGTTCCGCGCTCGGCTCTCCCGGAGCGCACCTTAGGGCCTCGATGCTGCGTACCTCCATCTCCGCCAGAAACCACATTGCCGCTATCTCGTGCTTCTTCACTTTCTCCTACCCTTTCCGCGATTCTGTTGAGGACGACCCGATGAAGTCGCAGCTCGTGCCATAGGTCCGCGCTGAGCTTGTCGATCGCCGCGCGCAGCCTCGCAAGTTCCGCTTGCGCGTCGCTCGTTTCAGTCGGTGCTGCCGCGGCCGTACCTTCTTGGTGCAAATTGCTTGCCTGATCCAACCAGCCCCGGTCGCGGCCGTGCTTTTGTTCAATGTGCCGCGCGAGTTCGTCGCCTATTCCCTTTGCCGCCCTCGGGCCGAGGATCGCGCTGACCTGCGCGAGTGAGCGCCCGATCTTGTCGGCGAATGCGCTCGGCCCGCCATCTTCTTGCTGGAGCTTGCGCGCCAGCTCGCGGCGAACGCTCTTGACCTCCATTGGCGAATCCATGCTGACAGCGTACGGCGTTGAACCGTTTTGGAAAATGAGCGGCGCGGTTAGCATGGTTGACCGTGAAGGTTGACTAGCTTGACCGCAGTGGTCTAGTATGTGGGCATGGACATTCGCACATTCCTTCGCACGTCCTCGCCCGAGGAGCGTGAACGCGTGGCAAGGGCCGCCGGGACCGAAGTGTCATACCTCTACCGGCTCGCAAGTGATACCGCCGACCCGCGCAACCGCCGCCTCCCGAGCCCCCAGCTCGTAGAGCGACTGATCGAGGCTGACTCGCGATTCACCATCGAGGATTTGCGGCCCGACCTGGCGGCGCTGGTCGCTAAAATGACGCGCGTTCATTCGGCTTGAGACCATGCCGGAATCCTGCCCGCAACCGGATGCACGCGCACGCAAGACCGCAGTATTGCTGCGCAACCAGATCCGCCGGGTAGGGCAGAACAGGATCGCCGAAGCCTGCGGCGTCGATGAGGCGACCGTCTCGCGCATGGTGCAGAACGTCGAGCGCTGGGCGATCCTGATGACGGTCTGCGAGATGAAGGCCGTGCCAGCGGTCTATCGATGCGTGCCGCCTGCGCAGTACGACTTCATGCGGCAGTCCACCATCGATCGCCTCCAGCACGACGAGGACGCCACGTCGGCGCTCGATTGGAGCGACACGCCATGAAGCCGCTGCGCTCACCCGCCGGCACACTTCATCGCCGCTGGACCTATCGCCAGGCGCGCATCGCAATCCAGGACGACTTCGGCCGCGCGCCGTACCGGCTGCGGGTCGAGCCACCGGGGCGCAATCCCGACGGCACGCTTCAATGGGGAAGGCGCGAATGGGCGAGGATCGCTCGATGATCCCCGCGGGTACGCTCTGCGAAATCATCTGCCAGAACCCAACCGCGCGCGCGCGCCGGCTTGGCGCTGCGCCAGGCCGATTCTGCGAAGTCATCCGCCACGCACCGGCGCCGCGTAGCGCGGGAACGCGCGGCATGGTCAACATCGTGCGCCTGCCGGGCTCGACGAAGGAGCTCTGGGCAACCGATGCCGCGCTGCGGCCGATCGTGCCGCCGGGCAATCCCGACCGCGCTGATTCGAGCGAGCCGCGGACGCACGCGTGGACGCGTCAATGATCCCTGTCGGGACCCTTTGCCTGATCGTCGGGGACGCGGCTTGCGCGTGCCACGGAACGCGCGTCGCGGGCACGACATGCACGGTCACCGGTCACCGGATCGCGCTGCGGCTCGATCATGAGATCGCCTTGGCGCGCGCGATGTGCGACGGCGACCGTGAGGCGCTCATCGCGGAGGAGCATTTGCTGCCGATTGCGCCGCCCGCGAATTCCAACAGTACCGGGGCGCCAAAGCGGGAGCCAGCGGAGACATTCAGGTGAACTGGTTTGACCGTCATCACTTCCACCACTTCGACGAAGCGGACCGCGCGCTCGTGCTCCGATTCGTGAAGACAGTCGAATCCATCAACGAACGAGGAGCACGCATGGAACCGATTACCCAGCAAATCGTCGATGCCGTCGCAGGGCTCGTGCAGGCCGTCACGCCGCTGCCGGGCGCCGTCAACGCACTCGAGGCCGCCGTCACCGCCGCCACGAGCAACACGACGGGCATGTCCCAGGAGGACAAGAATGCCCTGGCCGCGGCGCTCGCAAACATTCAGGACGTCGCGAAGACGATCGGCGATTCGGTCTCTGACGCGCAGGACGGCATCGACGAGGCCGCTCAGCAGGGCACCGGCGAAGCGGCGCCCGAGCAGCCGACGACGTAATTCGCACCAACGCAGTAGTTTGGAGGCAAAGCCGGGCCGCAATGCTCGGCTTTTTCTGGCTCGCAGAGAGAGGTGGGTGGTGCTACCGCTGCATTGCACCACCCCAGAGGACGAGGCGGCGTGAGACTGCCCAACATCGAAGCACTGCAATCGATCCTGAAGCGGCCGGGCTATGGCGCGCGCGATCAATCTGCGTCGCACGTCGAGCGCGCTGCGCTGACGAGCGCGCCGCCACCGCCGCGCGCATCCAAGTTCGGCAATGAGCGCACCGAGGGCTATGCGAGCAAGCGCGAGCACAAGCGGGCGATCGAGCTGCGCCTCATGCAGGAAGCGGGTCAGATCCGCAACCTGCGCGAGCAGGTGTCGTACGAGCTCGTACCCAAGCAGGACGGGGAGCGCGCGATGCACTACGTCGCCGATTTCGCCTACGACGAGTGGACCGCCGAAGGGTGGCGGCCGGTCACAGAAGACTGCAAGGGACATAAGACCGAGGTGTATCGCATCAAGCGGAAATTGATGCTGTTCGTCCTCGGCATCCGGGTTAGGGAGACCTGAACGATGACACGCAGCGAGACGGTCCTGGCCGCGCTTGGCGACGAGCCTCTCAATCGTCATGAGATCGCAGCCGTGACAGGCCTTGAAGACAGCGCTGTGTCGCAGGAGCTGTCGCGACTGCGCGGCGAAGGCAGGGCGGAGCGATCACCGGACGGCTGGATTCGTGGCGCCGGAGAGCCGAGCCAGCGCGTGCATCGTGGCTGGCGCGTCGAGCCTGTCGATGACGAGGCGAAAGCGAAGAAACGCGGCCGCCAGAGCGCCGCAAAACGCGCAGCGAGCCGGCCGAAGAAGCAGCGCCGCAAAACGCGCAGCGAGCCGGCCGAAGAAGCAGCGCCGTCGTCGGAGGGCATCGACTTCACCTATTTCGGCGAGTTCGTCGTCGTGCGCAAGCGCGACGTGCTCGCCCTGCTCGAAACGATCGAACGCTGGCGGCCATTGCTCGAGGTGGCGCGTAGCCGATGAGCTGCCGAAGCGTGACATTGCCGAACGGCGTTCGCGCGATTGTCTGCACGCGCGCACGCCGCAGCGCGCACCGCTGCGAATGGTGCGCCGCAGAGTCGCGCTATCAGTGCGACGCCATCAAGGCCGGTACGACTTCCAAGATATGCAACGCCTACCTGTGCGAGCAGCACGCCACGCACTTCGGCGCCAATCGAGATCTGTGCTCGCGGCATGCTGAAGGCGCCATGCGCCAGCTGGCGCTCGATGTGTGAATGACTGAGCGCCAGTGCACACCTTCCGCGACGTCGCGCCATCCCTAGCCGCCAATGGCTACCTTCCGGTACCGCTTCTGCCGCGCTCCAAACGTCCGGCGATCGAGGACTGGACGTCGTACGCCTTCAAGGCGGGCGATGAGCAGCGCTACGCGCTTTGCGGCGCGGGGCTCCTCACCGGCGTGCTCGCGCCGGTCGACGTCGACGTTCGCAACCCCGAGCTCGCGGCGCGCATCGAGCGCATGGCGATCGAGTCCTTCGGCAGCTGCCCGCGGCGCGTGGGCAACGCGCCCAAGGTCATGTTGTTCTATCGCACCGACGTGCCGATCCAGAAGCTGCGCAGCGTCGCAGTGCGGCTGCCGAGCGACGCGCCGGGCGAGAAGCCGCACATGGTGGAGGTCCTCGGCCGCGGCCAGCAGGCCGCCGCTTTCGGCATCCATCCCGACACCGGCAAGCCCTTCGAATGGAACGGCGCCGGCGATCCGCTTGAAGTGTCGCTCGCGCAACTCGAGCTCGTGCACGAGACCGAGCTCCTCAACTTCCTCAAGCGTGTCAGCGAGCTCCTGCTCGAGCACGGCACACCGGTCGGAAGCCTCGGCCAGGCGCATGCACAGCGTACGCCCAACGACGAGCTCGCCGCCTACGACGCAACCGAGTGCCGCGCCGCGGTCGCCGCCATCCCCAACGCAGACCTGGCGTACGACGACTGGATCACGATCGGCTACGCGATCAAGGGCGCGCTGGGCGACGCAGGGCGCGACGCGTGGCACGCCTGGAGTCAGAAGAGCAAGAAGTACGACGAGCGCGTCACCGAGCGCGCCTGGCGCGCCATGGCACCCTCGCGCATCGGCGCGGGGACGCTATACCGCGTGGCCTTCGCAGCCGGCTGGAATCGCGAGCGTGCGCCAGCGGTCGACGTGGCCGAGCTACTCGGCGCGAAGCCCGCAGCGAAGCAGGACGAGCTCCTGCTCGACGTTGCGCAGCTGCGCACGCGGGTCGGGCCCATGCGCTGGATCGTCAAGCACGCGATCCCCGCGAACTGCGTGGGCTTCCTCTACGGCGCCTCGGGCAGTTTCAAGAGCTTCATCGCGCTCGACCTGGCGCTGCACGTCGCGCATGGCCTCGCCTGGCTCGGGCGCAAGTCGAGGCAGGGCAGCGTCGTCTACGTGGCAGCTGAGGGCGGCGCAGGCCTTCTGCACCGCATTGACGCCTGGCACCAGAAGCGCGCTCTCGACGCGGCGCGCGCTGCGCTACGCGTCTGCATCGTCCCCATGATGCTCGATCAGCCGCGCGACCTGGCGCGCTTGTCCAACGCCATCGCAGGCGCGGCCAGCGACATCGGCACGCCAGCCCTGATCGTGCTCGATACGCTCTCCCAGACCATGGCAGGCGACGAGAACGAAGCGAAGGATATGGCCGCGTACCTGCGCGGCGTGGGCGCGGGCTTACGCGCGCGCTTCGAATCAACCGTCATCCCGATCCATCACACCGGCCACCAGGCGGCCGACCGGCCGCGCGGCAGCTCAGCCATCAAGGGCAATGCCGACTTTCTCTTCCAGGTCGAGCGCGTGGAAGGCGCGATGAGCGCGGTGGTCACCTGCATCAAGCAGAAAGACCGGGACGAGGGCCCGCAGCTGCCGTTCGAACTGGAGCGTCTCACCGTGGGCCAGGACGAGGACGGCGAGGAGATCACCTCGCTCGTCGCCTCCTACCACGACAACGTCGGCGCCATTCTCGGCGCCCCACGGCGCGCGAAACCGCGCTCGGTGCACGTTCGAACGCTCATCGATCTGATGCAGCGCGGCCCCACCACGAAGCGTGTCCTGCGGATGGATTTCTATGACAAATGCGGCGACTTGGATTACGAGGCCAAGAAGAAGGCGTTTTACCGCGCTTTCCAAGAAATCATCGAGGACGGCCTAGGCGACGAAAGAGAAGGTCAGGCATGGCTCACCGAAAAGGGACAAACGTGAGCGGGACAAACGGGACATTCGGGACAAACGGGACATTGCCGGCCAGGGCGGAGCGGGACAAGCGGAGCAGGGACACTAGGGTTCCGAAGGAACCCGTGTCCCGATTGTCCCGCCCAGCCGGTGTCCCGAATGTCCCGCCTCCGGGACATGTCCCGCTGCGTTTACGCACCGATGCTGGCTACGTGCTGGACCTCATTGAGCACTTTGAGCACATTCGCAGAGATGGCGTGAAAACGCACTTGCTGCGCTGGAAATCACATTGCATCGATTGCGGCGCCGAATTCGAGCAAGTGACGGGGATGATCAAGCCGCCAGAGCTCAGGCGCTGCGACCAGCGCCGTGGAGGTCCCACACGCCATCCATCGCATTACCCGTCTGCTCTGGTCGAGGAGGTGATGGCCGAACTGCGCGGCGGAGCGCTGCTGTGAACGCACCGCTCGTCCTCCCGGACGTGTGCCACGTGAAACGTGTCGATGCCCATGCGATCGCCCAAGCCCTCGTGAAGCTCTTCTCGTTCGGGGACATTTCCCGGCTATCGCTCTACATCTATCCCACCGGTGCCGTGATGTACGAAATGAACGAACCGACCGGCGGAAACAACAATCACGCCCTGTGCGGCGTATACACCGCGCAGTCGACGGAGCAGCAGATCATCGAGGACATCCTCGCGATGGAAAGGGAGCCAATCGCACCATGACAGCAGCCGTGCTCGCGCAGCTCAGCGCAATGCAATTCGACGATCCCACGCCACAGCGCGTCGTGCGAAAGGGCGACGGCGGCATGTCCGAAGAGCGCCTGACCTGGCACCTCGAGAACTGGGCGGCCTGGCAGCGCCGCGCCGACGCAATCTGCGAAGGCGCGCCACCGCGTGCGGGCTCGGGACTGGGCCGGAGCCATCGGCGCACGTTCGACGAGATGGTCGAGTCAGCCGACACACGCTGCGCCGAGGCGGTCGAGGCCATCCTCGACGACCTGCCGCCACTCGAGCGCTTCGCCATCCATCACGCGCACCTGGCAGCCGTCTACCGCTTCCATCACCACAGCGCACGCCACGAGGACCTCTATGCCTCAGGCAGGGCGAAGGTGAAGCGCGGACTCAGTGCCCGCGGGATCCTTTGACCCGCCCCCCTTGACAGGGCGTTTTTCGATCGCGTACAGTCCGTCCCGGCCCGAGGTACGTCCAGAGGAAACGTAAACGCCAGGTGATGAGCCTGGCGTTTTGCTTTTTCAGCCCTCCACCATGCGCCTATCCGCTCGCACGAACGTTGACCAGGTCCTGCGCGACCTCGACGACTACGTGAAGACGGCTGTCGACGTCGCCATGCCGAGGGCGGTCAACAAGCTCGCCGATCAGGCCGAGACTGCGGGGCTTCGCAAGATCAGCGACATCTACGGCGTCGGCCCGCGGACGATGGAGCAATACGTCACCGTCGACCGTGCGAGTGCCAAGGATCTGCGTGCCACGATCAACGCCAAGGGCAAGGGATTTCCGCTCACGCTCTTCAACCCGAGGCAGAGCAGGCTCGGTGTCACCGTGCGCATCAAGGGCAGGACGGTGCTGATCCCGCATGCGTTCATCGCACGCATGCACAACGGGCACGTGGGCGTGTTCGCACGTGGCGCATACGGTGCACGTGGTGCACAGCTTCTAACGGGTGAAATGTTCGGGCGCTTCGCCTTCGGGCGATCGCGTCTGCCGATCAACGAGCTCTACACGTCGTCGCCGCCCGACGCGCTCGCCAACCCGGATGTGCTCGACGCGATGCAGAAGCGCGTCGACGAGCAGGCGTCGAAGGTCATCGGTCAGGAGATCCGCTTTGCGGTGCGATCGGGCCGATGATTTTCGGGTCCTTCCTGGCTGGCTGGCGAGCGGGCGCTACGCACGCGAAATTTTGCTAGCGCCAGCAAGGCCTTAGCTTCCTCCCCTTTGGCACCGCTTTCGTACGAGCAGGCCGCGGCACTGATCGGCGTGTCGACGCGCCGGCTGCGGCAGATCGTGCGTGACGGGCAGGGGCCCGAGCAGACGCCGGACGGCCGTTTTCCGCCGGGGCCGTTCGGGAAATGGTTGCGGGATCGCCACAGCCGCGAGTTCGGCGTGGCGACCGACGGCGCAGCGCGCGACCTGGAGGCCGAGCGGGCGCGGCTCACCTGCGCCCAGGCCAACAAAGCCGAGCTCGAGGCCGCGGAGCTCCGCGGCGAGCTCGTGCGCGTCGATGACGTCGAGGAAACATGGACCGGAATGATCGCGGAAGCGCGCGCGAAGCTGCTTGCGCTGCCGACGAAGCTCGCCCAGCGCGTCGCGCCGCCCGGCAAGACGGCCGAGGCGCAGGCGGTCGCGCAGGAGGCCGTGCACGAGGCGCTGCGCGCGCTCGCGGGTGATGGATCGCCTCGAGATCGCAAAGGCGCGCGCGCGCGCGGTGTGGGCGCCGCCGCCGACCCTGACGGTGAGCCAATGGGCCGACGCGCATCGGTATCTCAGCCCGGAGTCGAGCGCCGAGCCCGGAAAGTGGTCAACGGCAACGGCTGAGTATCAGCGCGGCATCATGGATGCCGTGACCGATCCCGCGAATCGCGAGATCTGGGTGAAGAAGAGCGCGCAGGTCGGCTGGACCGACGTGCTCGGCAACGTGATCGGGTACTACATCGATCAGGACCCGAGCCCGATGCTGCTGATCCAGCCGACGCTCGATACGGCAGAGGCCTGGTCGAAAGATCGCCTGGCGCCGATGCTGCGCGACACGCCGCGATTGCGCGGCCGTGTGAAGGACGCGCGCTCGCGCGACAGCGGGAACACGCTGCTGCACAAGCAGTTCCATGGCGGGCACATCACTGCAGCGGGCGCGAACAGCCCGGCGTCGCTCGCGCAGCGGCCGATTCGCGTGGTGATGTGCGACGACGTCGACCGCTTCCCGGCGTCCGCGGGCGCCGAGGGCGATCCGATCAAGCTGTCGCAGAAGCGCAGCAACACCTTCTGGAATCGGCGCTTCCTGGCCGGCTCGACGCCGACGGTGAGAGGCGCGTCGCGGATCTCGATCGGCTTCGCCGCGTCGGACCAGCGCTACTACTTCGTGCCGTGTCCGCACTGCGCGCACGAGCAACGGCTCGAATGGAAGAACGTGCGCTGGCCGGAAGGGCAGCCAGAGCAGGCGCGGTATCTGTGCGAGAGATGCGGCGCCCTGTGGGACGACGGCGAGCGTGCTGCGGCGGTGCGGCGCGGCGCCTGGCGCGCGACGAAGCCGTTCAAGGGCATCGCCGGGTTCCACATCTGGGAGGCGTACGCGCCGTGGCGCACGCTTGCGGAGATCGTTGCTGACTTCCTCGCGGCGAAGGCCTATCCGGACCTGCTGAAGGTGTGGACCAACACATGCCTCGGCGAAGAGTGGGAAGACAAGGCGGGTGAGGGCTTGAATCCCGAGGACCTGGCGGAGCGCGCGGGTGACTACGAGCCGTGGACGGTCCCCGACGGGGCGCTTCTGGCGGTGTGTGGCGTCGACACGCAGCACGATCGCCTCGAGGTCGGCACGTACGCTTTCGGGCCGGGTGAAGAAACGTGGGCGGTGGCGCACGACGTGATCTACGGCGCTCCGGCACGCAGGGCCACGTGGCAGGCGCTCGACGACTTGCTGGCGAAGAAGGTGCGCCGGCTAGACGGGAAGGCGCTGCCGATCGCCGCAGCCTGCATCGACGCGTCGGACGGCCAGACCACGGGCTTCGTGCTCGACTTCGCGTCGAAGCGTGCGGTGCGGCACGTGATGGCGATCAAGGGGCAGGCGCAGCCAGGCAAGCCGCCGATCGCGCGGCCGTCGAAGACGGACGTGAAGGACGAGCGCGGTCGCATCGTGCAGCGCGCCGTGCCGCTGTGGCCCGTCGGCTCGGACACGATCAAGGGCGTGCTCATGGCGCGGCTGGGAGAGGAGGGCTTCGTGCACTTCCCTGCGGGCCTGGACGCGGCGTACTACGAGCAGCTCGCGAGCGAGAAGAAGGTGACGAAGTTCCGCGCCGGCGTGCCGTATCACACGTGGGTGAAGCAGCCGAGTGTGCGAAACGAGGCGCTCGACTGCTTCGTGTACGCGTACGCCGCGGCAGTGCGCGAGGGCCTGAAGCGCGCGAACTGGAAGGCGCTCGAGGCGCGGCTCAAGCCGTGGGCCGACGATGTGGTGATTGAGCGCCCCGCGCTCGAGGTAGTGGCGGAAATTTCGCCGCCGGTGCGGCAACAGCCGCGACAGAACAACGGATTCGGAACCGAGGACTGGGTGCTCTGACATGCCGATGACGCAAGCCGAGGTCGACGCGCTCAATGCGCAGGTCGTTGCGCTCGACCAGGCGCTCGCTTCGGGTGAACTAGTGGTGCGCCACGGCTCGAAAGAAGTGCAGTACCAGTCGGCCGACGACATCCTGGCGCGGATCACTGCGATCCGGCGCATGCTCGCTCGCCAGGCCAACCCGAGCGCGCCGGTCGTTCGCGCGGCGCTCGCGGATTTCAGCGACTGCTGAACATGAACGTCCTGGACCGGGCCATCGGCTACTTCGCGCCGGCGGCCGCTGCGCGGCGCGCGCATTACCGGCGCGTGCTCGCGTACTACGAGGCGGCGACGCCGTCGCGCCTTCGCAAGAGCAGATCCGCGCCGGGAAGCGGCAACTTGTCGGTGCAGAAGGCGGGGCGGAGCCTGCGCGAGCAGGCGCGCTACTACGAGCAGAACCACGACCTCGCGCGCGGGATCCTGGCAGAGCTCGTGGCGAAGACGGTAGGCCCATACGGGATTCTGGTCGAGCCGCAGCCGCGCCTGGCCGACGGCACGATCCACGACGACCTGGCATCCCAGCTGATGGCGCTGTGGCGCGATTGGGAGCAGTACCCCGAGGTCACCTGGTGCCACGACTGGGCGAGCACGCAGCGGCTGATGGCGCGCTCCTGGTTTCGCGATGGCGACGTCTTCGGACAGCTCGTGCAGGGCAACGTCTCGAACATCGACCACGGCACGCGCATCCCGCTGTCGATCGAGATGATCGAGGCGGATATGGTGCCGTTCGAGTACTCGCTCGCGCCGTCGATCGTGCAGGGCGTGGAGCTCAACGTGTGGGGCCGGCCGACCGGCTTCTGGGTGCTGAAAACCCCGCCGGGTGACATCTTCAGTGGCGTGACGCTGCAGTCGAGCGACATCAAGCGCATCCCGGCGGAGCGGATGCTGTGGGTGAAGTCGATCGACCGTATCCGCCAGATCCGTGGCGTGTCGCATTTCGCGTCGATTCTCACGCGGCTTGACGACCTGAAGGACTACGAGGAATCGGAGCGCATCGCTGCGAAGGTGGCGGCGAGCATGGCGGCGTTCATCAAAAAAGGGGCACCCGAGCAATACGACCCGCCCGTCGACGACGACGAGAAGAAGCAGCGCGACCTCAAGTTCAGGCCCGGCATGGTGTTCGACGACCTGCGACCCGGCGAGGAGATCGGCACGATCGACACGTCGCGCCCGAACCAGAACCTGCTTTCGTATCGACAGGGGCAGCTGCGCGGCGCGGCGTCGGGCGCGATGACGAGCTATTCGTCGATCGCGAAGGACTACAACGGCACGTACAGCGCGCAGCGCCAGGAGCTCGTCGAGTCCTACGCGAATTACCAGACCCTGCAAGGCGAGTTCACCGCGCGCATCGTGCGCCCGACGTACCAGGCGGCCGTGCGCCTGGCGATTGCCGCTGGGCTGGTGAAGGTGCCGCGCGAGGTCGTTCCAGAAAGCGTGGACGACGCGATCTACATCGGGCCGCAGATCCCGTGGATCGATCCCGAAGCCGAGACGACGTCGTGGATGCGCCAGGAGGGCGCGGTGTATGCGAGCGGGCCCGAGATCATCCGCCGGCGCGGCGGCAACCCGCGCGACGTGCTCGCTCAGGAAGAGCGCTGGCGCGCGGCGTTGAAGAAGGCCGGGATCGAGCAGCAGCTTTCAACGGGCGGCGGCGGCCAACAGTCGCAGCAGGCGACGGTCGCGCAGCCGCCCCAACCATCACGAAAGGGCGCCGCATGAGCGAAAGCGCATCGCCGTACACGATCGTCGCGAAGGGCAACGATCAGCCGGCAGAAAT